AGAATGAAAAAACTGAAAAAATCTGGACATCTTAATGATGCAAAAGATGTGTTCAAAGAGATGTACTTCAACAAATAGGAGAAAACTATGGGTGTACCAAGTAACACCACAGAGACCTATTCGAGAGTTGGTATAAGAGAAGATTTAGCAGACGTAATCTATTAATAAAGAAGTTAACGAAAAAAGATTAACAATAGTAGCCTTATGGTCTTAAGAAGCCATAAAGGAAAATTCGGTAAATTCGGTGGAACTCCAGAGATGGACAATACCGAGCCAAGCCATATACGTTAAAAGATATGGAAGGTGTAACGACTAGAAGTTGACGAAAGAATAATATTTCCACGAAAACCGAACTCGAAAGAGATGATATAGTCTGAACTGCATAGTAATATGCAGAAGTAATAATTAAAAAAATTACGATAACAATTTGAATATTAGTCCTGTTGAAACACCTTTTATTTCTAACGCAGGAAAAGGTACGGCCACGCAAACGAATCACGAGTGGCAGACGGACGCATTAGAGGCAGCTGCAGCTAACGCACAAAAAGAAGGAGATGACTATGCTTTGGATTCCAGATCAGCAACAGTTCGCTTGTCGAATTATACGCAAATATCTGGCAAATCAGTAGGCGTTTCTGGAACTGACGAAGTCGTAAAGAATGCAGGAAGAGGAGACGAACTTGCATACCAAATGGCAAAAGTTGGTAAAGAATTAAAAAGAGATATTGAATACGCAAATATCGCAACAGAAAACGCAAAGGTCGCAGGATCATCTGGCACAGCTAGAGAATCTGGATCTGTTGGTTGTTGGTACGGAGGAAATATTCCTGGTACTGGCACAGCAGCAGCAAACTTTTCTGATGGAGGCTTATCTGCCGATCCAGTAGGAACAGGAGCAACTGCACCAGCAGGTGGCACTAATCGTACATTTACAGAAAGTCTGCTTAAAGCAGGTTTGAAAAAATGTTACGAACTTGGTGGCAATCCTAAAGTGGTACTAATGACTGCAAGTCATAAGCAAATCGCTTCTGGATTCAACGGAATTGCTACATCATTCAAAAACATTGACGATAAAAGAATTGTCGGTGCTGTGGATGTATATACAAGTGATTTCAGCGAAGTGAGCTTTGTGCCTGACAGACACCAAAACGCAAACAGAGTAGATATTCTAGATATGGAATATTGGGGAATAGCTTATTTAAGACCATTCCAAACTAGCGTACTTGGAAAGTCAGGCGATAGTGATAAAAGACTAATGTTAGCAGAATGGACTTTGGAAGCAAAGAATCCTAATTCTTCTTTCGGAATCTTTAATCTTACTGCGTAATTATTAATTTTAAGGAGGGTGAAATTAGTTCGCCCTCTTTTTTATTGAAGATCGAAAGATCGGAACAATGAGGAAAGAATGAGAACTTTAAACGATTATTTTATTATGGGTGGCAATATGACAGCCATTCAAACAGCAGACAATGCAAGTCCAGTTGTAGTTATTCCAGACGAAGGAAAACTAAAAGTTATTTATATGAATGTCCATACTGTTATTGATGCAGCTACGACTTTTGACATTATGAAAAATGGTACAGATACAACTATTGATGCAACTTTAGCTGATGCTACTGTTGATGAAACTGGAGTGGCTTTAACTCTTGGTGGAACAGTAGAACTGAATGCAGGAGATGCGCTTAACATTCAAAGCAATGGTGAACAAACTGCTGCAACAACAGCAGATGTAAGCTACATTATTAGAAGATAGGATCAGCTATGCCACAAATATATTACGGCAGACCTGGAACAACGCACAAGGTTGATTTTACTGATTCTTCAGTAGCATCATCATCTGCCTTTGGCAGCACGACAAGTGTTGTGATGTTGTGTGCAAAAACAGCAGGTTGCCATTTTCAAGTAGCAAGTGTTCCTGTTGCAACGACAAGTCTATCCTTTTTACCTAAAGATGAAGTAATTTATGTGCAGGTGAATGGTGGCGATAAGATTGCTGCCATCAGGGAAGCGTCAACTTCAGGAAGCCTGTACGCAACTGAACTTATATAAGTATGACAAAAAAATTGTGGATTGATAAGCCAGAAAGCAAATCGACTTTAAAAACTCGAATGCACATTGACGATTCAGAAAACAAGTATCACTTTGAGGACATACAGGATGTCGCACCGATATTGGAAATGAATAAAAAAGAAGCCAATATGGGTGCTGATGCCTACAAGGTCAACGGAATGCAAGATGCAAAAATGTACAAGGTAGCATCTATTCCTTTGATTGTTGTTCAGCAATTGGCGCAAAAAGGAATTATGTCCACTTCAGGACAGATTCTTGACAGACCACGATTTAAGAAATGGATCAACGATCCAGACAATAGACACTTTAGAATTTATCAAGGAAGTATTTAATGGCACTAGACACCTATGCCAATCTCAAAACGGAGATTGCTAACTATTTAAACAGATCAGACCTGACAGACAACATTGATACATTCATTGATTTGGCTGAAGCAAGACACGCAAGGGATTTAAGAGTTCGTGAGATGGAAGCTGACGATGTTTCCACTACAACTGTTTCTGGTACTCAAAGCTATGATTTACCTACTGGCTATCTTGAAATGAGATTTGTCACTTGGCAGTCTAATCCTTACACCTACTTGGATTATATGTCTCCACCTGACTTGTTCAGAGTGTATAATGCAGGAGAAGGAGCTGGAACACCACGATACTATACTATTGTAGGAACAAAAATTTATTTAGGATTTAAACCTGATGCAGCTAATGTTTTAGAATTAGGAATATTTAAAAAATTAACTGCTTTATCAAGTTCCGATACATCGAATGACATTTTAACGAATTATCCTGATCTGTATTTATACGGATCACTAGCTGAATCAGCACCATTTTTAATGCAAGACGAAAGACTGCCAGTATGGGCAGGACTATATCAAGAGGGAGTTAAAAGTGCCAATTTGTCATCTTCACAAGGAAGGACATCTGGTGCGCCTTTGAATATGTCAGCTAAAATGGTGGTGTAAATGATTGAGTTTGGTGAATTACTTGCCGATCTTCCAACTTACGCAAATCCTGGAGCTATCAAGGTGGATGGAGTCATCCCTGCCAAAATTGGCTACAGAGGATTTCCGAATTTTGCAGAGAGAAGCACTAACGCTTTAGGAACGACTGCTGTTGGACTGTTCACATCATTTTCATCAGTAGGATCAACCAACTATGCAGGTGACACGACAAAGCTGTATCAGTATGATTCTTCACAGGCATTCAACGACAAGTCAAAAGCAGGAAACTATACAAACTCCACAACGGAGAATGACAGGGATTTCTGGTCGTTCACGCAATTTGGAAACAGAGTCATCGCATCAAACTATGCCGATCCGATTCAGTATTTTGATGAAACATCGAGCAGCTTGTTCGGTGATCTCATCAGCACCATTCACGCAAAGTATGTGGCTACTGTTCGAGATTTTGTTTTTGCAGGTTATACGAAAGAAATTGAAACAGCCAAGACATTTGATTCTAATGCTATTTCAAGCAATCAAATAACGATCACGGCTCACGGATGGCTGACTGGTGACACAGTTGTCTATGACAGGAACGGAAACACGGCTTTAACCAACTTAACCGATGGTAGCACCTATTATGTTATCAAGGTTGATGCTGATACAATTAAACTGGCTACAACGGCAGCAAACGCTGTGGCAGGAACAGCCATTACTTTATCGGCAACTGGTGGATCTGAAACACACAAACTGCAAAAGTTCACAACGAACTTTCAACGAGTAAAATGGTCAGCACTGAATGACAGCTCCGACTGGACTCCGAGTACGGCAACACAGTCTGGTTATCAGGATGTAGTTGGAACGCATGGCAAGATTCAAGCAGTTGTTGGTGGTGAAGATTTTGCAACAATATTTTTTGAAAGAGCAATTTACAGAGCTGATTATACTGGCTCTCCATTGATCTTTACCTTTAATAAGGTCGCAGATAACATTGGAGCATTTGCTCCTCGTTCTGTTGCTTCTTTTGGTAACATGATTTTCTTCTTGGCTGACGATGGTTTTTATAAACTTACTGGTGGTCAGCAGCTAGAGCCAATTGGAAACGGCAAGATAGATGATTTTTTTTACAATGATCTTTTAACTAACATAGATGGCATTACATCCGCAATTGATCCGAATAACAGCTTGGTTGTTTGGTCGTATCGTGGAGCAGGTGCGACAGGTGGCATTTCACTTAATAACAAACTACTTGTATTTAATTATGCCGTTAATAGATGGAGTACGGCAAGTGTTGATTTAGAATACTTGGCTACTTCAGCGCAAGAGGCATTCACGCTTGAAGCTCTCGATGAAATTTCATCTTCCGTTGATACGCTTCCTTATAGTTTGGACTCTTATCGTTGGTTAGATGGTCAGATCGGACTAGCAGGATTTAATTCTTCGCACAAGTTCGGAAAGTTTAGTGGATCTAATGTTGATGCCACAATTGATACAAAGGAATTTGAAGGAGTCGAAGGCAAAAGAAGTAC